GCTCGACGGCCAGCAGGCCATGAACCTGCTGGTGGCCGCCGCCGACCAGGGCAAGTTCGCCCTCGACAAGACCGGCGACGCCCTCAAGGAGTTCACCATCCGCGGCTCGGACATGAGCGACTCTACCCTCGAGGCCTATGAGACGATCGGGCTGAATGCCGAGCAGATGGCCAACGCCATCGCCAGCGGCGGCGACCGAGCCCACCAGGCCCTGCTGACCACGGCTCGCAGCCTGCTCGACATCGAAAATCCCGCCAGGCGTGCCAACACTGCCATCGCGCTGTTCGGCACGCCGATCGAGGATCTCTCCGTCGATCAGATCCCGCAGTTCCTGCAGGCACTTTCCGGCACCGAGGACCGGCTGGGCCGAGTCGTCGGCGCGACCCGCGAAATGGGCGAGACCCTGGACAACAACGCCGGCGATGCCCTCAAGCGCATCCAGCGCGCCTTGTCGGGCGCCTTCATGGGGGTACTGAGCGACGCGCAGGACGAGATCATCGCGGTGAGCGACGCCGTGACCGGCTGGATCGAGGAAAATCCCGAGCTGGCCAGCACCCTCGCCAAGGCCGCCGCCGCCGTCGCGGCGCTGGTGGCCGTGGGCGGGACGCTGATGGTGGTGCTCGGCTCCATCCTCGGGCCCATTGCGGCCGTGCGCTACGCCCTCACCCTGCTCTCCCTCAACCCGGCGGCGCTGACCATCATGGGCATCGTCGCCGCGGCGGCCGCCCTTGCCGCCGGTGCCTACCTGGTCTACCGGAACTGGGACAAGATCAGCGTCTGGTTCGGCCAGCGCTGGAACGACGTGAAGGCGGCATTCTCCGGCGGCATCGGCGAGATCATGCGACTGCTCGCCAACTGGTCACCGATCGGCCTGATCTACCGCGGCGTCACCGCCGGCCTCGAGGCGGTGGGCGTCGAGGTGCCGGCCAAGTTCACCACCCTGGGCGGCGCCATCATCGACGGCCTGGTAGGCGGCATCTCCGGTGGCCTGAGCCGACTCGGCGACGCCATCATGGGGATGGGCGAGAGCATCAAGAACTGGTTCAAGGACGCGCTGGGCATCAACTCGCCCTCGCGGGTGTTTGCTGGCTTCGGCTCCAATCTCCTCGAGGGCCTGGTCAACGGCATCGATGCCAGCTGGCAGACGCTCAAGGACGCCATCGGCAATACCGCCGATGCGGTGGTCGGCTGGTTCAAGGACAAGCTCGGGATCAACTCACCCTCCCGGGTGTTCGCCGAGCTGGGCGTGCATACCGTCGAGGGCTTGAACGTGGGCCTCGATCGGCAACGCGACGAGCCCGCCAAGCGGGTACGCGACATCGCCCAGCGGGTCGCTCGGGCCGGGGCCGGCCTGGCCATCGGCAGCCTGGCAATGCCTGTCGCAGCGGATATCCCCATCGACCGTCGCCCGGCACTGTCCGCCCCGGCACCCAGCGCCCAGGCGGCCGGCGACAGCATCACCATCCACGTGCACGGCGCCCCGGGACAAAACGCCACGACACTGGCCCAGGAAGTCCACCGGATCCTCGAACAGCGCGACCGCGAGAAAGCCGCGCGCCGTCGCTCGTCGCTGCGCGATATCGACTGATTCCACCACCAGGAGCACACCCGATGCTGATGGCCCTTGGCATGTTCGTCTTCCAGACGCGCTCCGTGCCCTACCAGCAACTGCAACGCGCGACTCAGTGGCGCCACGCCAGCCAGTCGCGGGTCGGCGATCGCCCGGCCTACCAGTTCGTGGGGCCCGGGGCCGACACCATAACCCTATCCGGCACCCTGTTTCCGGAGTTCACCGGCGGCCGGCTCGACTTGGACGAGATCCGCGACATGGCCGACGAGGGCAAGGCCTGGCCGCTGGTCGAGGGGACCGGCCGGCAGTATGGCCTGTGGGTCATCACCGGCGTCAACGAGACCTCGAGCACCTTCTTCCGCGATGGCGCGGCCCAGAAGATCGAGTTCACCATCACCCTTGAGCACGTCGACGACCAGCGCACCGACCTGATCGGCAACCTCACCACCTACGGCATCGCCCGTTTCGCGGGGGCCTTCGTATGAGTGCATCCCGCGACAACGCCACGCCCTACCGCTACCGGCGCCCGAGCTATCGCCTCACCCTCGCCGGCGAAGACATCACCCCGCGCCTGAATGGCCGCCTGATCGATCTGCGCCTGCGCGAGCAACGTGGCCTCGAGGCGGACCAGCTGGACATCACCCTGGCCGACCACGATGGCGCCCTCGCGCTGCCTCGGCGTGGCGCCGCGCTGCGTCTGGCCTTCGGCTGGCAGGACGAGGGGCTGATCGACAAGGGCCTGTTCACGGTGGATGAGGTTCAGCACAGCGGCTCGCCGGATCAGCTCACCCTGCGCGCGCGCTCGGCCGACATGCGTGGCGAACTGCCCGGCAAACGGACCTTCAGCTGGCACGACCTCACGCTGGAAGAGATCGTCGAGACCATCGCCAAACGCCATGGCCTGCACCCGGTGATCGGCCAGACCCTGGGCGGCATTCGCCTGGAGCACATCGACCAGACCGAGGAATCGGATCTCAACTTCCTGACGCGCCTCGGCGAACGATTCGATGCCATCGCCGCGGTGAAGGCCGGGCGCATGCTGTTCACCCTCGCCGGCGAGGCGCTCACCGCCACCGGCCTGACGATGCCGGCGATCAGCCTGACCCGAAGCGACGGCGACCAGCACCGCTACAGCATCACCGATCGCGACAGCTACACCGGCGTGAAGGCCTTCTGGAACGACACCCAGGGCGCCGAGCGTCAGACCGTCATGGCGGGAAGCTATGACAACGCCAAGCAGCTGCGCCCGACCTACGCCAACGAGGCGGATGCGCTGACCGCCGCCCGGGCGGAGTGGCGGCGCCTACAACGCGGGCTGGCCGAGTTCGAGCTGACGCTGGCCCATGGGAGAGCGGACGTGCTGCCCGAGTCACCGCTAGCGGTGCGCGGTTTCAAGCCGGAGATCGACGCGACGCCCTGGTTGGTCACGGAGGTGGAGCACACGCTCGGCGATAGCGGCTTCGGGACGCGGATCCGCTGCGAGGTGAGTGGCGCCGCCCTGGAACAGGCGGGGAATCAGGCGCCCCAGAACGAAAACGACGGGGGTTGACCCCGTCGAGAGAGCTACTTTTCGCGTACAGAGCCCAGCTACGGTTCGAATTAAACGATACTGTTAACTGGGAAACCCTGACAGGACGAAATACACATGGACAACTAAAGCCACAACAACAGGAAGCCAGCAAACCCTATAATAAACACTCAGCAACCTTTCGATTCTTTGCTCATCGAATCCCAAATCAGAAGTTATCTTATCCACATCCTTTTTCAAGTCATCTGGATAGGTATCCTTCCTCCCTTCAATGGAGTTCAATATCATATTCTTAGAGTGCATTACTCTTCGAAGTCGACTTTTTTGATTTTTTATAACCTCCGAGATAATCCAGGAGGTCACAAGCAACCCCAATACAATTATAGCACTTCTCAAAACATCACCAGCTTTAGGGATCAAAGCCACAGCCGCAAAAGACACAGGTATACTCAACAATTTTCCTGCAATATCTCCCAAAATCCCTGAGAGCTTGCTAGAAATATCTACTTCAGCCTCAGCAACCTCTCTCTTTGCTTTATGGAAGGCAAACCCACTTATATAAACAGCAAGATTCTTGTCGAAAGCTTCAAGAAAATCTGACCAATTTCTTACAAGATAATGAAATGGCTTTTCGCTCTCCGGCTTCCCTTTAATAAACTCAGAAACAGTATTTCCAAAAACACCGACTTTCTCCCGATAGTGAGCATCGCTTATCTCATCGGAATCGCAAAGATCTACCAAGCGACTAACATCGACATCACCAGCTAACTCCAATATCTCCCCATCAACCATCGTTTCCAAAACTAACGCCTGAGAGACTCCTATATCCTCAGGTTTTATAAACACAAGTCGAAAAAATCTACTTTTTGTCTTCTCGTCATGGTAGTGAGCTAGATTAGAAAGTTTCTCAATCAGGCAGCAAACTTTCATCAGGCTTTCTACTTTCGGATTTTTATCTTCGGAGCCTGACAAATAGTCTTCATCTATAAGATAAAATTGAGTTGGAACTACGCCCCTACCAATCTTTGGATCGCTTTCAACCAAGGCATCTATATTCTGGTGAAACGTGCTCGCTGAGCTTCGAGCAGGCCTCAGTTCAAACTGGACCTCTCCACCAGAATCAGGGAGGCCACTTGGATTATTCTCATAATCATCATCATCAAAAACAAGATCAATAAAAACTCCCGCTCCACTCTCGGAAATTTCCACAATCAAATTTCTGCATTTTGACAAATCGACCGTGCCGCTGAATGCCCCCCTACTTAGCGGGGGACGTCCGACGGTGCGATAAAGTTCAACCAAAGATGAAATAGACACTATTCACTACTCGTCAGTATCGTTCTCATTGGGATCATCTTGCTTAAACTCATTGAGCGCCTCTAGTATAGCCTCTTCCATATTTTGCGGAATCCTGGTAAGAGTAAGTGACTTATCATCTCTATTATAATAGATATCAGCCGCTTCGTCTTCACCTAGAGCAGACTTTTCAAACGAAAACTTCCAACTATCTCCATCACCCGTTATTCGAGTGTACTTATTCAGCACTCTCTTACTTACTGGAAACTCAGCAGGAACTGCCACTTCCTCACTATTCAGCCGCGTCATATAGTGACCAAGGAGATCGTCTGCTTGATCCGCCAAATCATCAGGGATATGCCGAGTAACTATATGGCCAACTTCAGAAAGCTTTACTGATTCTCCCTCGTTCTCTTTCCTAGTCAGGTAGCCAACAAGGTCATTGACAAACTCTTCCCTTTTTGGTTTCAATCCTTCGTTTTCACGGAAGAATTTTTTTGACTCCCTCAGCAAGTTATCTGTTGCGCGAGAAGAAGCAGCTCCAGGGGCACACCCTAATGCCGTTACAAAATAACCGGAAGCTGACTTGGATGAGACCGAGCTAATGAAGCTGAGATAATTTAAGTCGTTTTTCTCCTCATCTTGGGATGCCTCATAATCTGCTAGTTTCGAAAAACTTATCCGAGCAGCTTGGTGAAGCTTACTAAGCTCAAGCTGCTCCAACTCTTCTGGCTCAAGCTCTTCAGTGAGAGTCAAGCCAGGAGTCTTTTTAATCATTGCAGTTAAGAAAAATCGACCTTGGTCTATATTAAAGTCCGCAAAAATAATATAGCCGCCGGTTGCTGCTGAGCTTGCTGACGCTTTGTCATATAAGCGCTCCATAGCAACTCTTGTCAGATCTATGAACTGAGCATCCGTTGGATCATCAAGATCTTTATAGGCTTCAAAATGATCAGGAAAAGCCCCTCTTCCCTCTCCATCAAGAAAAGTTCCATAGTGAGCGCTATTGTACCTGGTGCCATAGATATCTTTCACGCCACTTATTAGCTTAATGACAGCACCATTATCCTTATCGAGCACACTGCGGCGATAGTTGGATGGCCGAATATCCTTGTGCTTTTCCTTAATAAGCTCATGCACAATCACTTTATTTATTTTCATAACGTTCCCAACGCTTTAATTTATTAATTCTTAATTTGCCTTTATTCTTCTATCTCACCCGTCGACGGTGCTGCTCATGACGGATTTGCTCCAGCGTTTGGTTGGCCTCGCGGATGATGGCCCCCTCCAACTCGGTGACCCGCCTTGTCCAGACGGCCAGGGGCATCAACACGACGCCGACGGCCACAGGCACTAACCACGGGTAGGGACCTTGTACAAACTGCCAGAGATAGCCGCTTACTAGCGCCGCAATGATTCCGATGAAAACCGTTGCCGTCAGCAGCACCGGGAGGTTGATGAACCGACGTACCTGGGCTTCAAGGCGTTCCCGTTTCTTCTGAGATGCAAGTGCCTGAAGCTCACCATCCGACAGCGGGCGCTCTTCTTTCACCGGATGGGTACCGGCATTGATCGTAATGTGATTGCCAAAGGTGATAGCTCCGTGGTTGTCACCACCCACGGTCACTGTCATGGCCCGCTCCCGGCCATCATTGGGCTGCTCATTGACGAGTGCACTGATCCGTGTGGCCAGATCATCCAGATCTTCTTTCCTGCTCATCCTGCGCTTCCTAGTGCTTGTGTGTGTCGCCGGGCTCTGCGTCCCAGTCTCATGGCGCTGCTGCCGCCTTAGGCGCTAGACGATCGCTGATTTAACCGCGCGCCCATTGCTCCTACCGATTGACCACTAGCCTCAGCACACGGCTGGTGGTTTCCGCATCCCGCGTACCTTCCTGAACCATAAAGTTGTAGACCTCGGCGACCATTCGCACGTAGTCGGCGCCGCCGCTGGGCTTCTTGCCCGCCTGACGGATGATGCGATCGAGCTGCTCGGCGATCTCCGCCAGGAAGTCGGTATCGATCTCCCCCATGGAAGCTTCGGGAGCGGAATGCCGTTCGCCGGTGATGACATACCTCACATCGACACCAGCCTCAGCCACTGCCGCTAGATAGCCGGCATCGGGACTCCTAGCGCCCTTCTCATAGTTTCTTTGGGCATTGGAATGGACCCCTGCCAGCTCCCCCATCGCTACCTGCGAAAGCTTCAGACGCTTTCGCTCTTCAAGCAGTCGACCTCCAATTCCACTCATTTGAGTACTCTTTTCCTTTGACACCACACAAATGAGTGGTATCTTCTAAATAATCAACACGAACGAACACAAGGCCACACCATGACCGATTCCGCCCGTATCACTGCTGCCGCCCACGAGGCTCGGTGCCGCCACTCACTCCTCGCTGAGCTGCGCGCCCCAGCGCCGGCTTACGTGGAGATCCGCGGTCTACGCATCGAGCTGGCCCGGTGCACTCCCGCCATGCGCGACGCCCTGCTGGCATACACCGCGCCGAGCGCTGGCGGCGCCAAGAACCCTTTGGCCGAGCTCGAAGCCCTCGAGGAGCGTATCCAGGCCGAGGCGGCCGCCCGGTTGAGCGTCGCAATGCTCTCCGCCCGTCCCCGACGCGATGAAGACGCCATCGAGGACGCCCTGGCCAGCCTGCGCGGCCACCTGGAGGAGCACTTCACTCAGCGCAAGTACGCCGCGCTCTACGAGCGTTGAGGAGGCCTGTCGTGTTCGCTCCAGGTAGTGTCCGCCGGATAGAAGATCTGCAAGCCCCGTTCCGACTGACGATGCAGTTCCACCACATAGGGCTCGGCCAGACGCAGCAGGTCGAAGCGGGTGTAGTCCTCGCCCGGCTCGGCCCCGCTCATGAGCAGGGTCTCTTCGATACTGGCCGCCGCGGCATAAAGCGTATCGGCGAATCCGGTGGCATCGAGCTCCCCCAGCCGGGGAAACAGGCGCGACGGCGGTTTGGCCCTTGCCGGCATGCTCTCGCTTCCTTAGTTCAGAAAAACACCATTTAACACGGATTAACACTATGCCCGCCCCCCTGTCCCGTGAGCAAGCACGAAAAGCCCTCGAACGACGCGGCATCAGCATCGCCGAGTTCAGCCGTGCGCATGGCCTCAATCCCAACCTGGTCAGCGATCTTCTGGCCGGTCGCAAGAAAGGCCTGCGCGGTGAAGCCCACCGCGCTGCTGTCTTGCTCGGCATCAAGGAAGGCGTCATCGACGACCCCGGTGACTTCCCTCCCTCGGCACCGCACGAATAACCCCTTTCATTCCTGACCTGCTGCATAAGGACATTTGCCATGTACCAGGACCCTAAACGTGTTCGTGAGCGCTACGGCGCGATCAACCTCGACCAGTACGAAGCCCGACTTATCGATGCGCTGGTGGATTACACCGGTCTCGACAAGGCTGCCCTGCTGCGTCAGCTGGTGTTGAAAGAAGCACTTGAAACGCTGGGCATCGCCGACCTCGACACCCGCACTGTGCATCCGCGGGCATCGTGAAGGCAGGCCCTTTTGAGGACCTCAAGGAGCACTGGATCTATGGCTGACGAGACCCTCCTGCCGATGGATGACGAGCTCGAAGCCGTGCTGGAGCAAGTTCGTGCCCAGCAGCACCTGAGAACGCGAGAAGAAGCCGCCGAGTGGCTCGTGCGCAGGCGTTTGCGCAAGGGCACCCAGGGGCTCACCGGGCGCGGGCGCGCCCTCTACCCCGCAGGGAGATGAAGATGAGCATCCAACATCAGAACAAGCACCGCATTCCGTGCCCGCACTGCGGCAATACGGCTCGTATCCGCAAGAGCCAGGGCCTCACGCCGGTGTATCGCGAGGCAGTCATCGAGTGCCGCAACGAGGACTGTGGTTGGCGCGGCAAGCTGTCGATCGAGATCACCCACACCATCGCGCCGAGCGACATTCCGAATCCCACGGTGCGGCTCCCCTTAGTCCCCCGCCTGCGGGAACTCGCCCTGGCCCAGCCGGCCGTCGTCAACGCCTGATGCCCACTCGTCGACCCACGATCTACAGGAGACCGCTCATGACTTCCGTTACCGCTCTGCACCGCCCGCACCTGGACGCCCACAACCTCGCCGCCGCGCGGCTGTTCCGCGACCGCTGGGAGAACCGCGTCACCGCCCTGGGCAACTGCATCGAGCACCTGGTCGTCGACCATGAGATGACCGAGGAGGCTGCCGAGCTTTCCGCCATCCAGGCCTATGCCGACCTCGAGGCCACCAACCAGCTGGCTCGCGTCGACATCGATGCCAGCACCTCCCACGTGGTGGTGCTGCGCACCGAAGGTGGGCGCCCGGTGATGTTCACCGTCACCGACCTGATGCGCATCCTCGCCCAGGCCCGCGAGGAGGAGCGCGCCGTGGTCGTCAATCGCGACCGGCGCCGCCCTGTGGTGCTCGAGTACTGAGCCAGGTACCCGCCGCCCCTTCACCACGTTCTCCACCACGACATAAAGGAGGCACAGCGTGAATCCATCGCTGCGCCAGGACATCCTCGCGCGCTTGAAGCGCGACTACCGCGCCGAAGAGCGGGGCCCGTACCTGCAGAAGGTGGCGTGCCCCGACTGCGGCAAGCGCGAGGCGTTCATCAAGGCCGATGAGCCTTGGATGGTGAAATGCGGCCGCGAGAACAAATGCGGCTCGCAGAGCCACGTCAAGGAACTGTTCCCCGAGCTGTTCGATTCCTGGTCGGAACGCTTTGCCGCCCTGCCCACGGCCCCGGGCAAGCCCCAAAGCGCCACTCCGGTGGCGGATGCCTACCTGGAAATGGGACGAGGCTTCGAGCTCGAGCGGATCCGCGGCTGGTATGCCCAGGAAAGCTACTTCGACCCCAAGATCAACGCCGCTTCCGCCACGGTGCGTTTCACCCTGGCCGATGGCGTGTGGTGGGAGCGCCTCATCGACAAGCCGGCCCGTTTTGGCAAACAGAAGGCCAACTTCCGTGGCAGCTATAAGGGCCTGTGGTGGTGCCCACCGGTGGTCGAGCTCACCGAGGTCGACGAAATCTGGATCGTCGAGGGCATCTTCGATGCCATCGCGCTGACGCACCACGGCATCGCCGCGGTGTCGGCAATGAGTTGCAACAACTACCCGGAGAAGAAGCTCGAGGCACTGATCGAGGCCTGTAAGCACGCCGGCCGCAACCGCCCCACCCTGGTGTGGGCGCTGGATACCGGCAAGGCCGGCCAGGAATGGACGCTCAAGCATGTCCGACGGGCCCGTGCCGCGGGATGGAACTGCGAGGCGGCCCAGCCCAGCGAGGGCCACGACTGGAACGACCTGCACCAGCGTGGCGAGCTAACCGATGACCTGATCGCCGACTACCGCCACAACGGCGCCCTGCTGATCGCGCCCAGTGCCAACGACAAGGCGCT